CAATAGAAAGTTACGGTAAAAAGTACAGTACAGAATTAGATTATGAAGATAGTGATATTCACGAATATATCGCTGTATTTACAGGATTACTTATTAGTAGTGGATTTGATATAAGTAATGTAAGAGATGGATTTAGAGAATATTTAAAAGGAATAGATATATGATAAACCCAATACATAAATTTAATAATGGTAAAGGTGCTACTTTATGTAATAAATGCAGTAAAATCATTTCAATAGGATTTACAGAAGATTTGTATTGTGGCAAAATATGTTATTCAAAGCACCGGGCAGAAATATTAATGTTTTTGAAAAATAAAAAATACTACGACCAAATGGAAAACGAAGTACATAAAAATAATTCTAATTTAAATAAATAACTATAATGGATATAACAATGTGCAGCGGTAACTATTGCGAATTAGCACAAACTTGCTACAGGTATAAAGCAATTCCAAACGAATATAGGCAATCTTATTTTATGAAGCCACCTAATGATGGTTTAATATGTGAATACTATTGGGAGTATAAACAAGAATAGATTTTATTTATTTTAAATATGTTTAAACATTATTTATAACTATGGGATTTGAAAAAGGAAATAAATTAGGAAAAGGTAGGCCACCAAAAGTAGAAGAAGAAAAAGTAAACAATATTTTTCTCAAAGCATTAGGTCAACTTTATAATAAAGAAACAGCAGAAGAAACTAAAATAGCTTTTGTTAAATCTACTTTAATGGAATCACAAAGAGGGCAGTTATTTATAGCTGAACATATATTTGGTAAACCAAAAGAAGTTATTGAAGCTACACATAATGTAAATGATTTTAATATAAAAGATATATTTAAAATTGGAAATAAATCTGAATGAAAAATATAATCTATTAGGTTCAGATAGTAGATACTTTGTAATTACAGGTGGAAGGGGTTCAGGAAAATCATATTCTTTGAACTCGTTTCTATTGCTTCTAACTTATGAAGTAGGTCACGTTATATTATTTACAAGATATACTTTAACATCTGCAAACGTTTCTATTATACCTGAATTTATAGATAAGATTGAAACAGCTAATTTAAGCCACGAATTTTATATTACTAAGGATGAAATAGTAAATCTTAAAACAGGTTCTAAAATCATCTTTAAAGGTATTAAAACAAGTAGTGGAACACAGACAGCTAATTTAAAATCTTTAGCAGGAGTTACAACTTGGGTATTAGATGAAGCAGAAGAATTAAATGATGAAGAAATATTTGAGAAAATAGATTTTAGTATTAGAACAAAAGGAATACAGAATAGAGTTTTATTAGTTTTAAATCCTGCAACAAAAGAACACTTTATATACAAGAAATTCTTTGAAGATAAAGGTATAGAAGCAGGTAGTAATTTAATTAAAGGAGACACTACTTATATACACACAACGTATCAGGATAATATATCTAACTTATCTGAATCATTTATAAATCAAATACAGAATATAAAAGAACGTAGACCTGAAAAATATAAACATCAAATACTTGGTGGATGGTTAGATAAAGCTGAAGGAGTTATATTTACTAATTGGAGTATAGGTAAATATGAACAGGTATCTAAATCTGTATTCGGTCAAGATTTTGGTTTTAGTAATGACCCAACAACATTAGTAGAATGTAATATAGATAGTTCTAATAAACGAATTTATATAAATGAAAGGTATTCATTACCTGCATTAACAACATCGCAAATATACGCTTTAAATAAGCAACATTGCATAGATAGTTTAATAGTAGCAGATAGTGCCGAACCAAGACTAATATCTGAGTTACAATCGGCAGGTTTAAATATAGTACCTGCAATTAAAGGTCAAGGATCGGTTACTTATGGAATAGCATTACTACAAGATTATGATTTGATAGTATCACCTGAATCAATTAACTTAATAAAGGAATTGAATAACTATTGTTGGTTAGAAAAGAAATCAAACACACCTATTGATAATCACAATCATTTAATCGACGCTTTAAGATATGCAGTAGGATATCAATTAGAAAATCCAAACAAAGGTAATTACTTTATTTACTAATGACATACGCAGAGATAATATCTAAAATACAATGTTACATACATCACCAAAAGAATGTAGAAGTAGCTATTAATTTACCACGAAATATAGGTGAAATTAAAAAGATGCAGAAGATGTATTTAGTAGCTGATGAATATTTCAAATGTTAAAGTTTTGTTAAAATTTTAAAATAGTTTTGTAATGTTAATAACTGTTGTATATTTGTACTCAGATAACAACAACATAAAAACACAAACTATGAAAGCATTTACTCCTTCGGAAATAACAAAAAAAATGAATTCTACATCAAATGGTACTAAATTATTTTTTAATAATAAAATAGTAATTAACACAAAATTTGGAATTGATTACTTATGTGATGGTATATTTTCA